GCCGCATCAGATATGTCCGGCTTCGTGTAGATGTCAACTGATTTTTGACTAAACTTCCAAGGGTGAGATGTAAAGAACTCAAGATAGATTTCATTGAGAATACGGTTTACTTCATCTTGGTAGCTTGTGACTTGTGGGTCATAGTCGATGATAGATCCAATCATAGATCTCATTTCTAATAAGTTCATTGTTCACCTTTTTGGAAAGAGGGAGAGGCCAAGAGGCCTCCCCCATTTTGTGTTTCGCAAGCTTTCTTTTTACTTAAAAGGAGAGCAAACAAAAACTCGTGATGTACCGTCAGCTGTGGTAGCTTCCATAGCGATTGCAACACCTTGAGAAGGCAACTCTTCTGCACCACCAGTGACACTGATAGCGTGAAGTTTACCGTCTGCACCAGTAGCAGCAAGAGGCATACCAACGGCGATGTTCTTTACATCTCCTTTAGTTTTTGCTTCTTCAACGATACCGCAAAGGATTACGTCAATGAAGTCGCCTTGTGCACCATCAACTGCAGCAACTCCGATAGCAACCTTAGCACCAGTGGTACTAGTGTTAGCAAGACGAACACATTGTTCGCGGACACCAACACCTTGGGTCATATCGAAAGCAACCAAGTCACCAGCAACAATACTTTGATTTTGTGAAATACGAAACTTTTCAATTGAACGTCGGTTAGAGACAGCTGTACTATCCTCTCCAACACCAGTTTCGTCAGCTCCGAAGAGCTTTTGGATTAGTCTATTTGTAGCCATTTTCTACCTTCCTTATGGGTTAACGTGAAGACCTTGAGAGGCCAAGTGGGTGAAGTAGATCTGCATACGAGTGTAGATGTTAGCGGATCGTGAAGCATAACCAGAAACGTGTTCAAAGTCATCCATCTCGAACTGAGCTGCACTATCAAAAGCAAGCTTGATGTATTCAGTATTCAAGAAGTAAGCACCGATAATGTTGTCCCCAGTTGGGTCCGTACCAGCACCATTCTGAATGGCTGCACCAAGGAATGGATCTACGTGCAATGAAGCACCGTGGAACATCAATGACAAACGACCAGCATCGAGCTGTGCATCATCAATGTATCGTTCTTGTTGTTGAATCAACGCTTTGTACGAAGCAAAGTAATCTTGTGAACAGATGATAAGATCTGGTCCTTTTCCGTTTGGCGAGTTGATTTGACAAGAGATATACAAGTCAGTCATATCAGAGATAGACAAAGTACCACTTGATGTTTTGAACTGATTGTTTAATCTTTCGAATGTTCCTTTAGAAAGTCCACCAACAGAGTTTGTTTGTGCACCAACCGCTCCATCTTCCAAGAACCCAGTAGTAGAACCACCGGCATTTGTACCGTTGTGTCCATTCAGAGTAAGAAGATTTGTAAGAACAGTAGAAGAGTTAGCTACAAGTTGCTTTTCAACTTCACGTTGCAATGCACCCATAACTGACTTCATACGAGCTTCAAGGATAGACACGATAGCTCTTTCGCCTTTATTGCTCAGTTCTTCTGAACGAGTAAGTACGATAGGAGCAACAAAGTCACACCAGTTGAAACTTGCGTTTCGTAAGGAATCTTTAACAGCGAGGTTTACGGGTTCGTATCCACTGTCAAGTTGTGTAATAGAAGAATGTTCTTCTAGGATTAAGGGGACGTCTAATTTTTGTCCACCGTCGTAAGTTTCGATACCACCCTTTTCACGCATTGTCTTGAGAAGAGGAGTTGCTTGGAACAACTGATCTACTTCTTCATCAAGAAGAATACGGAGTGTCGAACTCAATACGTCATTTGATATAGCCATTTTGGCCTCCGATATTAGTTTTTGGTTTCGTGTTTGTCGCTATTAGTTTTGGTTATCCACAGAGTGGGTCCGGAACTTGTCTCACGATGCGATCGAGGGTGTGAGGGTTCATTTATAGTATGTATGTTTTCCATAATCACTTCCGAGCTTGCAACCATTTATAGATTTCATAGCCTTTTAGTCCTTTTGGAGGTCGGTCACCACCAGTGGTGCCAGCGTTGATCTTAAGACCAGCTTCTCGCATTCTATCTTTTCGAGCCGTATTCTCTTCTTGAAGTTTACGTAGTTGATCGTTTTGGGCTTTGCCCTTGACAATGTAGTACGCATCTTGTAAAGTGAGTGCCTCGTTGGATTGAAGTAAAGGAACAATCTCATCTCTATAGTCCATCAAATCAGGATTTTGTGATTTAAAAGTTTCCAATGCTTGTCTTTTTGTGTTCAACTCTTGTTCTTGTCTGATTGGTTTCATCATCTCTTGCATCCGTCTAGCAACTTCTTGTTGGATACGAGTTTCAAAAGATTGTGTATCATACGGGTCCAACTCAACAGTTTCGCCACCGGCGAGGTCATCGATTGTCTTGTTAAACTCAGAGTTCATAAGACTTTTTTGAAGTGACTCCACTTCTTTTCGCTGTGCTGCAAGTTCTTGGGTTTTTCTCGTATAATCTGCACGCAAGTTAGCCATAAGCTTTTGCGCTTCTTCTGGTAATGATGAAACAACCTTATTATAGTCGATGCCTTTGTGTCCACCTTCATCTTCCATCGCAACTTCTGCAAGTTGTTCGATTGTCATATTTTCTGGTGTTGGAGGCGCTGGTTCTGCTTTTGCTTTCGCTAGAGCTTCGCCCACTCGGTCTTTTCCTAAGAAAGACTTTTGCTTCGCATCCGTGATACTATTGATTGCATCTTCTATGTCAAGTTGTATGTTTGGTGTTTCAACAGTCGCAGTCGCTACTTCTTCAGCTACGTTAGCTACATTGTTATTGTTGGTTTCACTCATAGGTAGTTGTCTCCTAAGCCATTCGGCTCATAAATAAGTCGAGTTCGGCATCGCCTCCCTCAGCTCTGGGTTGTGATTGAATAGCCTCTTGTGTTGCCATTGTTTTCACAACGGGCACATCGGCTTCTGCTTGGAACTCGCCCATACCAAGTGGCTTGTTCAAGAAAGATTTGAATGACTTGTCAGATGCCATCGCATCCAGCTTGCCAGCCAACATTTTAAGATCTTCGTCATCTTTGATGTCACGGACACTGAATCCATACTCATCTTCGAGTCCAGAAGAGAACACAGCAGATTCGACCATCTGTATATTCTTGATAAACTCTGGTGGAAACACCTCTGGAGCTTTATCAAACTTTGGATACATCGGTGCTCTGAATACTTTATTGACACGATTCAGTGAGTCTACTAGTTTGTTAATTCGATTGAGTGAGAAGTCACCTTTGACTTCGGGCATTGCATCATCTTCGGCCATATCAGCTTTGTCAGCAAGATCCATCAGTCTTTCTGGGCTTACTTCCATAACTTCCATTTCTGCCATCATTTCTTCACCGGGCATAATAATCTCCTATTTTATACTCTGTAAGTTATTGGGTCCTAAGGGTAGGCCCATTTGGGCGAGGGAAGACACATCGTCTGGTACGCCAGCAGCAGCTTCATCAGCTCTTTTCTGTGATGTCTTCATAGCTTGTTCTGCTTCTTCGAAGAAAGCGTCGGGCAGACCAAGTGCTCTCACCAGTTCTTTCAACAATGTTGTGGTGGGTACACCTAATTGTTGCAACATTGGAATAGACTGGATATATTCCCTCTTTCGTACGCTTTCACTTATCGGTGTCATTGCTTGGTCTTGTGCGTAGCATACCCAGTTTTCAGCAAGATCTTCTGGTGCTACAACAGCTGGTTTACCGTCAACAGCGATAATGTTTCTATCTCCACTTTCTTCGATGTATAGACGAAGGATGTCAAGATATGTGGTTGCGAGTTGTTCGATCATATTATCTCTTTCTCTTGCCAATCTTCCAATCTCATTGGAGGTATACGATGCAAGGGCCGCAACTTCTGTTGCTGTACTTCTTGTTGCTTCACCTCTTGTAAAGGGAGCAAGAATGTTGCCTTTGTCTTTATCGTTTTGGACTTGTCGATAATACTGTTCTAGTTCGGGAGGGGTTTGGTTTTGTGGTACAGGGACAACAACGTTATTGATGTTTTCATCATCCACTTCAATGAATAGACCATCGATACCAGATGCAACTTGTGCCATTTGTTCGTCATCTAACGATCCCTTTCTTACAAGGTATTGTCTCGATGCTTTACGAACTCCATTCGCTAGGAATGTTCTGATAAGATTGGTTTCATATATCTGGTCGTATATCCTTTTCATCGCACTGTAGCCATCGAGAGGATTGTCTGGAATGCGATTGAAGTAAAGTGGTACGATAGGTATACGTTTTTCACCACTCGCTGATTCAAAGGGTATCTCCACTCTTTCTAAGAAGCGTGTACCAGATTGCCAGTTTGGTGTCCAGAAGATCATCTCTTGGTTTATCAAATCATAGAACTCTACAATCTCGATAAACTTAAACATCTCAATACCAATGTTTGGATCATCATCGTTGGTGTAAGACTTATCAAAGTATTCCATCTTGCGACAAGCATCAAACTGTTTGTTGCCGAACATCTCTTTTGCATCTGATAGAGGTAGGTAGTACTTATGTCCTACGAATCTACAATCTTGCCAACGTCTTGCTTGTCTATCTACAAGAACTTCCCAAGGTGCAACAGCGAACATATCGACTCTTCGATAGATGTCTTGACTTTCTCTTGGCATCAACTTTGCGAAAGCCATCGGGTAGATGAGTGCCATACGTGATGCATCTTCGATAACTGTTCGTTGTCTTACGAGGAAGTCATTTGCAAGATGTTCTGCAATCAACTTATCACCTCTTTGTCTTAG